AAAAACCTTTAGATATGTCTGCCATTATTTCAGATCAATTTAGAATATTAAATGCTGAGACTTTTGTAAAAAGTTTCACCGGAATTGGAACGACCACAAATGTATATTATACTTTTATAGGATTACCTAATTCTACTGATACTGCTACTGGATCAGGAACTACCGACTGGAATACAAATACTCCAAGTCCAAAGGATATGTTCAAAGAGCAGAATGATTATTATGATACGATGTTGGCGTTGAAAAAAGTCACAACGCAAGATGTTCGAAGAATGGTTAGAAAGGTTAACTGGAATAGTTCAGTACAATATGATATGTATCGTCATGATTATAACGTAAGTAATTTATCACCTGTTGCCGGAGCAACAAATTTATACGATGCAAATTATTATGTTGTAAATACTAATTTTCAAGTTTATATTTGTCTTCAAAATGGAGTTGATCCAGAACACCCCACTGGGCAACCATCTCTCGATGAACCAACTTTTACCGATTTAGAACCAAGGGCTGCTGGTTCTTCAGGTGATGGGTATGTTTGGAAATATCTTTTTACAATATCTCCAAATGACATTATAAAATTTGATTCTCTGGATTTTATACCAGTTCCATCTAATTGGGGAAATGATGCAGATACTGCAAGTATTAAGAATAATGCAATATCTGGGGAAATTAAAATAGTAACAATCACAAACAGAGGGAGTGGGTATTCTCCAGCAGGAACATATAAAAATATACCTATTTTAGGGGATGGAACTGGAGGTAGAGTTAGTATTTCTGTTGGTGCTGATGGAAAGGTTAGTTCAGTAGACGTAACTAATGGTGGATCCCAATATACAAGAGGGACAATTCAATTTTATCCAAGTGGGCCAGCACTGGAAGTTGGTGGAACTAATTTAACTTCAATTGGATTAAATGCTGTTGGCAGTGCTTCAACATCAATTGCAACTTTTGATGTAATTATTCCCCCCTCAGGTGGACACGGATATGATGTGTATAAAGAACTTGGAGCATATCGAGTTTTAGTATATTCAAGATATGAAAATACTGGAGCAAACCCAGATTTTATTGTAGGAAATGATTTTGCTAGAGTTGGCATCGTAAAAAATCCCACTACCTTTGGAAGCAAGACTGAATTGTTATCTTCCAATCAGGCAAGTGCTTTAGGTGCTTTAAAGTTAACGAATCCAAATTTAGGAAATTATAATGCGGACACAGTTATTACCCAAACAATTGGAATCGGGTCTACGGCCGTAGCAAAAGTGGCATCTTATGATGCTACAACTGGAGTTTTAAAATATTATCAACCAGTTGGACTCGCGGTTTCTACTTTTAATTATAAACTTCTCAATTTTAAAAGAAATAGTGAACTTGCCACTGGTGGGGAATTAACTATATTTGGAGCAACATCTGGCAGTAATTTGCAAATTCAAACCACTTATGGCACTTCAGCAAATCCTGGGGTTACTACAACCGTTGGTAATAGAATTATAAATCTGGATCAAAATTATGTTGAAGGAATAGCAAACCCAGAAGTAGAAAAATACTCTGGAGAAATCATCTATATAGATAATAGAGCAGCAATTCCACGTTCTTTTACTCAAAAAGAAGATATAAAAATCGTATTAGAATTCTAAAAAAATGCCACAGAATACCAACCTCAACGTTAGTCCATACAATGATGATTTTAATGAGGATAAAAATTTCCAAAAAGTTTTATTTAAACCTGGAACGGCTATTCAAGCAAGAGAGTTAACCACTCTACAAACAATACTTCAAAATCAAATTGAAAGATTTGGTTCGTATTTGTTTAAAGAAGGTGCAAAGGTAATACCTGGGCAAACTGGATATGATCCCAGATATGAGTTTGTTCAAATAGATCCAACTTTTTTTGGTATTTCGGTATTTGACTACACTGAAAAATTAATAGGAACTATAATTCGTGGAGAAACTTCTGGAATAACGGGAAAGGTAATTAAAGTAATTGGTTCTAATGAATCCGAAAGAAATAATAATACGTTATATATTAGATACATAAAATCATCAAATAACGATTTTGAAGCAACAAGATTTTTAGATGGTGAAAGATTAATCACCGAAGAAGGAATTGAATATGGACTGACCGAGATAAAGGCGGGTAGCACATTTGCCACATGTATTTCCGAAAATGCTACTGGAACTGCATCTGCCGCTTTCATAGAAGATGGTATATATTTTATTCGTGGATTTTTTGTTAAGGTATTAAGTTCTAGTATTCTTTTAGATCAGTATGGAGACAAACCAAGTTATAGAATTGGGTTGTTGATTAGTGAAGAGATAGTAACTTCATTTGACGATCCATCACTAAATGATAATTCTCAAGGATTTTCTAATTTTGCTGCACCAGGAGCAGATAGGTTCAAATTATCAACAACTTTTATAAAAAAAGATATTGATGAATTTAATGATGAAAATTTTGTAGAATTGATGAGAGTTGAAAATGGTGTACTATTAAAATTTGTACAAAATACTGAATTGAATTTAATTCGGGACGAATTTGCAAGAAGAACTAATGATGAATCTGGAGATTATTATGTTAAGGCATTTGAAGTTGATATAAAAGAATCATTAAACAACTTCGAATATAATCGCGGAGTATATAAAGAAACTGAATTAACCGCACAAGGAAATATTCCATCGGAAGATTTATATACATTACAAATTTCTCCAGGTAAGGCATATGTGCAGGGATTCGAAGTTGAAAAAACTTCAACAACTTATCTTGACGTAAGAAAACCAGAAACATCTAATACTGTAGATACTTTTCGTTTACCTTTTAGTTATGGTAATAAATTAGAATTAGACAATGTGAGTGGTTCCCCATCTGTTGGATTTGGAATAACCACAACTTTGAGTCTTAGAAGTGAAAGAGTTGGATTAACTTCACTTACAGCACCTGGCGAAGAAATTGGAAGAGCGAGGTGTTATGATTTTAAATTAAAAGATGCTGCATATTCAAATAAAGCTACAAATTTTGAAACATTTTTATATGACATTGATACTTATACTAAAATCACAATTGGTAGTAATATAACATTATCAGCACCTGCTTTAATTGAAGGTAGAAACAGTGGATCAAAAGGATATTTGAATTCTACCGTTAGTAACAGTAAAGTATTAACATTAAATTCTGTAAGCGGGTCTTTTGTTGTTGGGGAGGGTATTTCAGTAAATGGAATTTCTTCATCTCCAACAATTTCAAGTATTACTGATTATTCTTTAGATAATGTTAAATCCCTGTTTTCCACAGTTGGAGTAAATACTTTTAGTGCAGATCTAAAATTAACTGGAGTTTATTCTTTGGGGACAGAAGAACTCACATTTACTGCACAATCTGCGGGAGTTAGCACAGTTACTGGATCACTTACATCAAAATTTGCAGACGGATTGAAAGTTGGGGATATTCTTTCATATACAAGGCCTGGATTTTCAACCGTAACCTTTAATAAAGTACTTACTGTAGGAACAACTTTAAATAGTGTGACTGTAAGTGGAGTTGCAACTGTACGAGGACTTTATGATGGTCAAGTTCCATTAGCAACACTCACAACTAGAGTAAATTTAAACTTACCGGAAATAGTTAATACTGAGTCCGCTGCATTTTTCCAACCTTTACCTAGTGCTAATATTAGTAATATCAATTTAGATAATTCTCAATTAGTGTTTAGGAAGACCTATTCTGCATCTGTGGCATCAAATGGATGTATCATTATTGAATCTAATGTAGATTCAGTATTTGAAGATTATGACGAAGAAAACTACGTTCTCACATATTCAAATGGAATAATAGAACCATTATCAAATGGAAAAGTTTCCATATCTGCAGATGGCAAAACTTTAACTTTAAGTCAACTTACAAGATCCACGGACGCTAATGCAAAATTAATTGCTACGCTTAGAAAAATAAGAGTAAATTCTAAATCTAAAGTTTTAACTCGTTGTGAAACAATAACAATTAATAAATCAAACAACCCGGCATCTGGATCAAACGCAAATACAACTTTAAATGATAGTCTAACTTACAGTTCAGTATATGGACTTAGAATTCAGGATAAAGAAATTTCTATTGGAAAAGCAGAAGTTTTAAGAGTTCATGCCATTTTTGAATCTGATGATAACAATGACCCTAATATCCCAACACTAACTCTTATTAACATTAATGGATCATTACTAAATGCTGCCCAAGGTGATTTAATAGAAGGAAGTTCTTCTCATGCAATTGGTCGAGTTATATCGACTACTGCAACAACCATTAGTTTTGTTTATAAAAATGATAGAGAATTTCAACTTAACGAATCAATAACGTTAAAACTATCTCAAATTACTGGTTCAATTACTTCAATAACCCCCGGAGATAAAGATATAGTACAAAATTATTCTGTAGATACTGGACATAGATTAGAATTTTTAGATTTTGGTAGAATTATTAGAAAAGAATCTTCACCAATCCCAAGTAAAAGACTAACTATTGTTTATGATTATTATAGCACACCAACCTCAGACGACGGTGAATTTTTCTCATATTTGAGTTGGCCTCCAGGAATTGCCAACTTCAACATAGATATGCCTAGAATTGGATCTAATATTAGAGAATCAGATGTAATTGATTTTAGACCAAGAGTTTCTGATTATACTAATACATCATATTCTCCATTTCAATATGAATCAAGAATATTCCCAAATGATGGGTCTTCGGTTACTTCTAGTCCAGTCATTGGTGAATCAATTGTCTTAGGATATTCCTATAAATTACCAAGAACCGATAAATTAATTTTATCTAAAGGTGGAGAATTTCAATTAGTTTCAGGAGAACCTTCGGATGATCCCGTCCCACCAATACTTTCAGATAATTCTTTTGAAATTGGATCATTTACATTATTGCCTTATGCATATGATGCATCTAAAGATATCCAATTTAACAAGACTAGCCACAAGCGTTATCAAATGAAAGATATTGGGAGATTAGAATCTAGAATTAGAAATATAGAATTCTATACTCAATTATCATTATTAGAATTAGAAACTCAAAACTTATCAATTAAAGATCCTATCACGGGATTAGATAGGTTTAAAAATGGTATTTTTGTTGATAATTTTAAGTCGCATGATTCTCATGATATAAGATCTCGTGATTTTAAAGCAAGTATTGATATTGCAAACGGCGAATTAAGACCATCTCATTATACTACATCATTAGATCTTTTAATTGGATCTGCTTCAGCTATTGGCATTGGAACCACGGCAGATTCATCTGTTGATTTGAGATTTGTAAATGATCTTCAAAATGCAAATATTCAAAGAACAGGAGATCTTATAACTTTAAAATATACGGAAGAAATTTTCATCCAACAAAAATTTGCTACTAGAACTGAAAACGTAAATCCGTTTGCAATTTTAAATTTTGTTGGTGTATTAGAATTAAATCCTGAAACTGATACATGGATAGAAGAAAAATTATTAGCTCCAATTACTATAGAACAGCAGGGAAATTATGATGCAATGTTATCTGCTTTTGGCGCAGACCCAAATACTGGATTATCTCCAATAGACTGGGGATCTTGGGAGACAATTTGGACTGGACAAACTGTTAAAGAAACATCAAAGACCAGAAAGGTTGAAACCATCCCAGTTCTTCCCAGACCGCCGCAAGGTCTGACTGTGCGTGCAATTGATGTTTTTGAAGACACCACTACAACGGTAACAACAACAAAAACTAAACAATCTAGAAGTGGAATTCAAAGAAAGATAACTGAACAAATTGATACTGTATCTTTGGGTACTAAAATCGTAAGTAGAGAAATTATTCCATTTTGCAGAGAAAGAAATATTGAGTTTATTTCAAGAAGATTAAAACCTGCAACTCAACATTATATCTTTTTTAATAATGTAGATATGACTGAATATAGTGTTCCGAAGTTATTGGAAATCACTATGAGAAGTGGTGTTTTTCGTGTGGGGGAAATTGTAACAGAATTACAAACTTCAATTACAAATGAATCATCTGCTAGGGAATCTATAAGATTCCGAGTTGCTAAATCCAATCATAAGTATGGTCCTTATAATAATCCAGAATTAACTTATCCAGTAAATCCATATACAGATAATCCATTAAGTGCTAATTATTCAACAACATCAACAATTTTAAATATTGATACATCAAGTTTATCAAATATTGTTGAAGACTTTAAAGGTAGATTGCGAATTGGAACCAGATTAATCGGACAAACTAGTGGAGCACAAGCAACTGTAACTAATTTAAGATTTATTTCAGATGCTGCAGGAACTCTCATAGCATCTTTATACGTTCCCAGTGCAAAATTTCAAACAAATCCGAAATTTAAAACTGGCAATAATACAATTAGAGTAACTAGTTTTCCATCAAATACTGACATTCCAGGCACTCAGGTCAGTGCAGGTGAAGGAGTATTTACTTCTGCAGGAACTCTTGATATTAAACAAGAATCATTTTTAGCGACAAGAAATGCTAAAGTAGATATTGTAACTCTTAATGATACTAAAACAACTTCTGGAACAACTACTGATGTAGAAACTCGTCAAAGAGTACAAATGCGAGAATGGGTTGATCCACTCGCTGAATCAATTCAAATTCCACCTGGAGAAGATTGTTTCCTAACATCTGTAGATGTTTTCTTTAGAACTAAAGATGCTAGAATTCCAGTGACTTTGCAGATAAGAACAATGCAAAATGGTGTGCCAACACAAGTTATTTTACCATTTTCTGAAGTTGCATTAGAATCCTCTCAAGTAAAAGTTTCTAAAACTGGTACTATTCCCACGAACTTTAAATTTAAATCTCCCGTGTCTGTATCTGGTGGAGAATATGCCATAGTATTAATTTCTCTTTCCAATGATTATAATGTATGGATTTCTAGAATGGGTGAAGTGGATATTACAACTGCAAATCTAAATGAAAATAACAAAGTAATTGTTTCACAACAACCATACATGGGATCTTTATTTAAATCCCAAAATGGATCTACATGGGATGCTAGTCAACTAGAGGATTTAAAATTTACAATCTATAGAGCAAAATTTGTAAAAGGGCCTGGAGTATTTACTTGCTATAATCCAACTCTTTCTCTAGGAAATGATAAAATTGTAAGTCTAAGAAATAATCCTATTTCTGTATTATCCAAAGAAGTCACAGTTGGATTGGGAAGTACTGTAAGTCCTTCACTAGTAATTCCTGGAGTTACAATAAGTCAATTAAATAATACATCTGCAACAGGAAAGTTAGTTAAAACTGCAGGATCTATCGGAGTTGGAAGTCTTACTGGTGCCGTTAGTAATTTAACTGTAAATAATGTTGGTTCTGGAGTTACGCCATCTACCGGTAACTTCTATTATAGTAATGTTGGATTAACTCCTGTCACAGGTGGAGGTAGTGGTGGATTAGCACTAGTTGAAGTTAGTGGTGGATCTGTTGGTGTAATTACAGTCACTAATGGTGGAACTGGTTATTCTGTAGGAGATGTTGTTTCAGTTCAATTAGGTGCTACAAGTCAAAATGTTAGATTAAATGTTGGTGTTATTACTGGAATTAATCAACTTACTTTAACTCAGGTTCAAGGTTCGTTTGATACAGTTA